AATGGTGGCAGCAGTCTAAAAGATTCAGTTAATCGCCTTGAAGCCCAAATGGAGTTAATCCTAGAGTTGGTGAAGTCAAAGTGAAGTTAGCAAAGAAGGCATCACCAGCGGCAGTGGCGGTGCTACGCCAAGCCACCGCCCTGAAGCCATTGCGCAAGAAGTTATCTGATGGCTTACTGCCATCTGCTGCCCACCAGGTTCAAAATCCAAAGTCAGATCACAATACTGGCCTAGCCGTGGACTTGACCCACGACCCTAAAGGTGGCATTGATTGCGTTGAAATTTTTGAAAAGCTAAAAGAAGATAAGCGCGTTGATTACTTGATTTTCAACGGCAAAATTTGGTCAAAGGCAAGAGCCAAAGAAGGCAACCGCAAATACACTGGTTCAAATCAGCACACGAAGCATCTTCATATTTCTATCAAGGAAAATATGGCAACAGATACATCACCCTGGTTTTGGTGGCTTAATCAGCCCAAAATAATTACACAAATCGGTGCTAAAATCGTACCGATTCCTGCTAAAAAAGCATACAAAGCCGAAGTTTGCACTTGTTGCAAAGTTCACGGCAAGAAATAAGGGAGCAATCAAATGGAACAATTCAAGCAAATCACACTTTCTTGGTTTCGCGCAGCAGCGGCGGCAGCAATTGCCCTATACCTTGCGGGCGAGACTGATCTAAAGACTCTTGGAATGGCTGCCCTTGCTGGCGCTGCTGGTCCAATTCTCAAGTGGCTAGATTCATCAGCCGTAGATTTTGGTCGAGGCTCAAAGTAATCCACCCTTAATTTTTGGAGTAATTAAATGGCAGCAGGTACCTTAGATTTTACGATTGAACAAGGGGCAACTTTTAATCTTTTGCTTACTTGGAAAATCAACAATGTTGCAGTTAACCTCTCTGGTTATACTGCTCGCCTAGCAGCACGCGTTGATGTTGAGGATACTGAAGTAATCCTTTCACTTACAACAAGCAATGGTGGAATTACTCTTGGTGGCGCACTTGGCACAATCAGCTTAGATCAAACTGCAATACAAACAACACTTTTGCCTGCAGGAACTTATGTTTATGACCTTGAATTGATTGCATCAAATGCAACAGTTACACGCTTGGTACAAGGTGAACTCAACATCAGCGCAGAGGTGACTCGATGAGTTCAATCGTTTATGTATCCTCAAGCACAACCGATGTAATTGCTGAAATTGCATCACCTGCCGAAGTTATTATTTCAAACCTTCAAGGCCCACAAGGTGCATCAGGGCCTGCAGGTGCTACTGGTGCTACAGGTCCAATTGGCGCAACAGGTGTAACTGGTCCAATCGGTGTTACTGGTCCAGTTGGTGCAACAGGTCCAACAGGTCCAATTGGTGCTACAGGTCCAATTGGTGTCACAGGTCCAGTCGGCCCAACAGGTTCAACAGGTCCAATTGGTGCTACTGGTCCACAAGGTATTCAAGGAATTCAAGGTGAAGTTGGTGTCACTGGACCAATCGGTGCTACAGGTCCAGTTGGTGCAACTGGTGCAGTTGGTGCAACTGGTCCAATCGGTGTTACTGGCCCAATCGGTGTTACAGGTCCAATCGGTGCTACAGGTCCAGTTGGGGCAACAGGCCCACAAGGTTTAGTTGGTGCAACAGGTGCAACAGGACCAGTTGGAGCAACTGGTCCAACAGGTGCTGATTCAGTTGTGCCTGGACCAACAGGTGTTACAGGTCCAATTGGTGCTACTGGTGCAACTGGTCCTATTGGTGCTACTGGTGTTAGCGGTCCAACAGGTGCTACAGGTGCAAGCGGTCCAGCAGGTGCCAATGGTGGTTCAGCAACAATCTTTGAATATAGAGCCGATACATCTTCAACAACAGGCAAACCAGGTGCGGGCGATATTCGTTGGGGCAATGCAACACAAATTAACTCAACTCGAATCAACATAGATCACATTGACGATAATGGCGATGATATTGATTTCTTGCTTGCCTTACTTAAAGCAAATGATTTTATTATTATTCAAGATCGAGATGTTAACAATAACTTTCAAAAGTTCTTAGTTACAGGTGCGCCAGTATTGCAAACTGGTTATGTAGAATTGCCAGTTGTCATTGATTCATCAGGTGGTACTGGCACAACTAACTTTTCAAACTTTCAATTGCTTGCACTCGTTACAATTGCAACTGGTTTAACTGGTGCAACTGGCGCTACTGGCCCTGCAGGTGCTACTGGGCCTATTGGCGCTACTGGAAACACAGGCCCAACTGGACCAATCGGTGCTACAGGTGCAAGCGGTGCTGATTCAACAGTTGCTGGCCCTACTGGTCCAACTGGACCAATCGGTGCCACTGGACCTGTTGGCGCAAGCGGTGCTAATGGTGCCAATGGTGCTACAGGTGCCACTGGCCCAATCGGTGCCACTGGCGCTTCAGGGCCTGCAGGCATTAATGGTGCCACTGGCCCATCAGGTGCGACAGGAGCAACTGGACCTATTGGTGCAACTGGACCGCAAGGAATTCAAGGCATCCAGGGTAATGTTGGTGTAACTGGACCTGTTGGTGCTACTGGACCAGTCGGTGCTACTGGCGCTGCCTCAACAGTTCCAGGACCGACAGGTGCAACAGGTCCAACAGGGCCTGCAGGTGCAACTGGAGCTACAGGCCCATCAGGTACACCTGGCAGTTCCATTCTCGGAACAAATAACACTTTTACTGGCACCAACACATTTACCCAACCGCAAACTGCAAACTCGTTTATTCCAACATCTGCAACAGTACCTTCAAATGGTGTGTTTTTACCCGCTGCAAATACCCTGGGGTTGGCTACCAACTCTGTTGAGCGCCTAAGAATAACTACAGGCACTTTAACTGCCACACTTAACAATGTTTTTATGGGTGCGCCTACTGGCACATTTGAACTAGGACTAGGTGCTGGTCGAACCGCTGACGGAACCACCGTATTAGATTTAACAGGCGATATGACTTACACAGATCACGGACTTAGAATTATTCGTAACAGTGGTGCAGATGGTGGAAGTGAAATTCTTTCACGCGGTACTGGCAATCTATCTTTAAAGGTCCAAGAAGCAGGTTCGATTGTATTTGCAACAGCAAACACAAACCGTATGACGATTGATGGTAGCACTGGTGTCATTGGTATTGGCGGAGCCCCTAGTGGTGGTCAGTTAGTTAATGTTTCAGGCAATATAACTGGCTCTACAACGGGTGTTGGTATTAATGTAACTTCAGTTATCCAATCTGATGTAACCTCTAATGCTCGCGGCTTTAATACATTTTTAGGTACAGCAGCAGCAGCATTTACGCTTACAGACCTTTTTCACTTTAGAGCACGACAAGCAATTATTGGTGCTGGCTCTACAGTCACCAATCAATACGGTTTCCAGGCAGATAGTACGTTAGTTGGAGCAACCAATAACTACGGATTCTTTGGAAGTATTCCAGCAGCAACTGGTGACTGGAACTTTTACGCATCAGGCACAGCAGCCAACTACTTTGCTGGTCAAACTACAATTAACTCAACCTCACTAACTTTAGGTTCAGTTAATACAGTTGCCCAAGCATTTGGTGTGGTATCAGGTGCTGCCACAACAGTAACCGCAGTCATTCGTGGGGCTGCTTCACAGAGTGCTGACTTCTTGCAGGTACAAAACAGTTCTGGAACAGCGCTTGTAACGATTGATAGTGCTGGAGATGTTGGTATCAACGTTACGCCTACTGCAAAGTTGCACGTAGCCACAGCCTCTACAACTGACTACGGTTTAATTTCACGAACTCCTGTTGTTGGTCTTACTACAGGCAATACTGTAAATATGGCTTATTTTGCAGATAGTCGTGGTGCTGCAAATGATGGACTTCGTATTTACAATCTCAGAGATACAACTGGCAGCGGTGGTGGCGACTGGCCAACAAGTTCTTACCGTATTCAACGAAGAGTTGATAACGTTGCAACTCAAGGTGAAATTACCTTTGGTTCTTCTATGCTTAGTTTTGCTGCCCAAAGCGGTGAAGTTATGCGTGTTACTGGTGCAAACGTAGGCATTGGTACTACTACACCTGGTGCAAAGTTAGATGTTGTTGGTTCTGCTCGTTTCAGTAACCAGGTATACGCTGGCAAAAACGCAATCATTAACGGAGCCGTAGACTTTGCACAAAGAGGAACTACACACACGACTATCAGCGGATTTGGTTACACACTAGATAGATACGTGACTAGAACTGGCGCGCCTGGTGGTTCTGTTGTGACGACCCAAGAGCTGACTAACGATACAACTAACCTGCCAGGCATTAAATACTGCGCAAGACTACGTCGAAGCACTGGAAACAGTGTTGCGGGTCAGTTGCAAATCAGCCAAGCAATTGAAAGCGCTAATTCGATTGCATTTATCGGCTCCAAAGTCACCCTGTCTTTTTATGCAAGGAAAACAGCAAGCCTTGCCCCCGCATTTGGGGTAAACATTGTTAGTGGTACGGGAACCGATGAAATGCTGCCACAGGGTTTTACTGGCATTGTAGTTATCGGAAGCGCATCTATAACCTTAACTTCGACTTGGACCCGTTATACGGTGACAACTGCGGCAGCAGTGGCATCCACTGTTAAGCAACTTGGCTTCTTTGTTGGGTACGATGCAACTGGAACCGCACCTGCCGATGAATACTTTGAGATAACTGGAATCCAACTTGAAATAGGCGATGCTGCAACTGTATTCACTCGTGCCGCTGGTTCCATCGGTGCCGAACTTACATTGGCGCAACGGTATTATCTGCGATTTGGTGGAAATGCTATTTATGAACCTGTTGGTGCAATGGGTTTTGCCTATACAACAACTCAAAGCGCACATAATTTTACTTTTCCAGAAATGCGCGTTGCACCAACTAGTCTTGAATTTTCAACACTTGCTATATCTGATGTTTCAGGTGCACCTATTGCCTGTTCAAATGTTGTTTTGTCCGCCGATAAAGGCACAAAGACTGCTCAAATTTTAACTGTTACAGGTGGAGTTTTAACTCCATTTCGTCCTTATATGTTTTTAACCAACGCTTCAACAAATGGATATTTAGCCCTGAATGCGGAGTTATAAAATGGAAAATGTAACTTTTATCGAAGTAATTCACCCAATTACAGGTGAATTAACAGAACACGCAATCATTGACAGAGGCAACAGTGAATTCACCTCAATGCTAAAAAGCACCTATGATGAGATGATTGCAGCTCAGGAAAACGCACCAGCCTTTCCAATCACCACCGAACCACCAACCGAACAAACCCAAGAGGGGGAAGAATAAAATGGCAATAGATTACGCAGCACTACTTACAGATGAGCAAAAGCGCAGCATCCTAGAACAACGCATTGCGCAGTTCGCATCAGAGGCATACCAGCACACACTTAACGAGACAACTTGTGCATCACTAGATGATCAAGAAGGCGTTGCAAACGCGCAAAAGTCACTCGTAATTCTTGAAGCTGCAATTACAACCCACCAGGGTGAATTGGCAGCATTACCAGCAGCCGAGTAAAACAAGAAGATTCGGGGGAATCAATGCGTTTTCATATTGTGGCATTGCCACACACACAGGTAACAAAAGAGTTTGCAGGATGCGCCTTTACTGAAAAGGTGCGCCGATTCTGCATAATGATGCACGACTTAGGCCACGAAGTATTCTTGTATGCTGGTGAAGAAGTTGAGGCACCTGTCACGGAGTTGATCACTTGCGTTGCTGATTCTAAGCGAGCGCAGGCGGTGGCAGCCGTTCCTCACTACACACAGTTCCCGTTCAATGGGCCTTTGTGGGATGAGTTCAATGCCAATGCAATCAAGGCAATCGGCGAGCGCATTGAAAAGCAAGATTTCATTTGCTTGATCGGTGGCAGCGCACAAAAGCCAATTGCCGATGCCTTTCCTGCCCATATGTCGGTTGAGTTTGGCGTTGGCTACGGCGGCGTGTTTGCCAAGTTTCGTGTGTTTGAGTCTTATGCCTGGATGCACTCAATCTATGCAGGGTGGAAAAACCCGACCACGGCAGATGGTCAGTTCTACGATGCCGTGATTCCTGGTTATTTGGAACCTGAAATGTTCCCATTAGGAGACGGTCAGGGAGACTATTACCTGTTCATTGGTCGCTTGATTGACCGAAAAGGCTACCGAATCGCCCAAGAAGTATGTGAGCGACTTGGCAAACGGCTTATCTTGGCAGGGCCTGGTGAGCAAAGCGGGTATGGCGAGTTTGTTGGGTCAGTTGGACCGCAGCAACGAGCTGAATTGATGGGTGGAGCAATAGCCACCTTTGCACCAACACTTTATGTTGAACCTTTTGGAAATGTAGTAATCGAATCGCAGGCTTGTGGAACGCCAACAATCACAACTGATTGGGGCGCGTTCACTGAGAACAATCCTGATGGGATTTCAGGGTTTAGGTGCCGTACTTTGGCTGAATTTATGCAGGCAGCCGAAGGGGTCAAATACCTAGATCGGGTCAAAATCCGCAATCGTGCCGTTTCGCTCTATAACCTTGATACTATCGGCCTTCAATACGAGGCTTACTTTAAGCGCCTATTAACCCTTTGGGGCGATGGCTGGTATCAGATGGGGGATGCAAATGGATAGAGGCGAAATACTAGATGAAGCCAAACGCCTTACTCACGGTGACAGAAACAAAAATTATGGCAAACCGCTTACAAATCATCAGCGCATTGCAGGTTTGTGGAGCATATTTTTAGAAACTCAAATTACACCTGCTCAGGCTGCAATGTGCTTGGCACTTGTCAAAGTTGCTCGCCTTATTGAAACACCTGATCATCTTGATAGTTTTGTTGACTTGGCGGCCTATGCCAGCATTGCAGGCGAGATTGAAACCGACATTTAACGAGATATTTGAAAAAGTTATTGTTATCAATCTTGCTAAACGGCCTGATCGAATGGCGCAGATTAAAGAGCAATTAGATGCTCATAAAATTACCTTTGAACGCTTTGAAGCTATTGATGGGCAGGAACTGGGCGTAAGTGGTGTTGCCGCCTGCACAATGAGCCACCGAGCAGTCATTGAGAAATACAAAGATTGTCAAAGCCTATTTATCTTTGAAGATGATGCACAATTGAATTCTGATTTTGAGCAGTTATGGGATAAGTTTATTGTCAACCTACCCGATGATTGGCAAATGGTTTATCTTGGATGCAATAGGATTGAAAGCAATCTAGTTGCCGATGGGGTGGGGCGATTGCTGCAAGGTGTTGCAACCCACGCATACGGGGCAAAACAGACAATTTTTGATGATCTTATCCAAGTCAGCAAATCTGCAAATCCAATTGACATTTCGTATATGCAAATGCAAGTGTCGGTGCCAACTTATGTGGCAATGCCGACTATGGTTGGCCAGGTTCCTGGGTTTTCAAACATTGAAGAAAGATTTACAGATTACACATTTTTGTTAGGATAGTTTTAGGCGCGAAATCGCCCCCATAACGAAACCGCCACCTGCAGCCGTTCCTGCAAGTGGCGGTTTCGTGCTTTTAATTACAGTTTGTTCACATAATCACGCAACGCGTTAATAATGATTGCAGTTGCAGTAGTGCCTTCATTTCGCGCTTTTTCTAAAGCTGATTGCCACAACTCGGAATCAATGCGGATTGATCGCAATGGGGTCATAGAATCACACACTCAGTCATTGAACCCCAACACCAGCCAAGAAACTCAGCGCTGGGTGCATCAATGCCAACCCACCAAAGGTTTGCAGCAACCTGCCAAATGACAATCAGGCCAACTGCAATTGCAACTGCTCGTACACGCTTGCCACGCTTTGTAATCATTCTTGAGTTCCATCCTCTCTATATCCTGTTTCTGCGTTCCATAATGGTCCATATTTTGCATCTGCTCTATCTATTGCATCTTGATAATCTTCAGCATAGACACGAACTATTTTTTCAGCAATAATTGTTACTCGGTACCAATGCTTTTTTGCCATCTTAACGCTCCAATTCTTCAATGTGAGCAATGGTCAGAGCAGAGTTCACAATTGCCCTGCGAAGTGATTGCTTCATCTCATCAAAATCTGATGTTTCACTTGCTTCATTGAGATCACGACTGATTTGGTACATAGTGTCAGCAATATCAATTACCAAAGATTTCATAGCACCCATTTTAGTTATTCTCCAAATTCGCTAAGTATGCCTCAAAGCAAGGCAGGCATAGGTTGACCTTCATAACTGATTCAAATGTTTCTTTGCAGGCATTGCATTTGCAGGTGTAGTTAGTTGAAAACATTACTCACCCATTTCTTCAAGTAGCGCTGAAAGCATCTCAAGGTGGTATTCCTCTTGCTGGCGTTCGTTGCAAGAGTTTGCTTCTTTTGCTTGCTCCAAGTGGTAATCAGCAACATCTTTTAGTTTCATTATGCACCTGCCTTTCCTGATAGTTCTTGCAAACGATTTTGTAGTGCAACAACATTTGCTGATTCAAAATCTGCAACAAGATTCTCACCAAAAAGTTCAATTAAATGTGAACGCTTAATCCATTCTGTTTTTTGATGCGCACCTACATTGCCATTCTTTAAGATCAAATTGAACTTAATGAAAAAACTATGATGAAAACCTGCATCTGTATATTCACTACCAACACTTAAAGTAGTTTGCAATTTAATGTAGTTAATCATTACTTTTTTTGTATCTGAAAAATCCCAGTTAGTTGGAATTTCTTTAACTTCACTAAGCTGAAATGATGCATCTGATTGAATAGAAACATCTGCAACTGCATTGATTGATACTGTATTTACTGACATTTTGTTATCCGTTCTGTAGGGGCCGTTCCCCATTGAGATAAACTTAGCACCTGTATATACAGATACGCAACATTTGACCCCAAGACACATAACAATTTGATAACAGGATTTGGGCGTGTTAGGCTCGAATCTAGGCGTGGGAACTCGAAGAAATTGGGGAATTGCTAGGGTTTCCACGCCTTTCCACGCCTTGCCCTACACTTGGGGCTATGACCACGCTAATCGCCTACCAGGGGCCTAATTTTGCCATTCTAGGGGCAGACTCTCAGGTGACCGATGGGGATAAGCGCATCATCTCGCCTAGCACACCCAAGATCGTAAAGCTGAAGAAGTATTTGCTGGCAGTAAGCGGTGACTGCAGGCCAGGTGACATTCTTACTTACAACTGGACACCGCCAGCCTACGATGGCACTAATCCAGTTACCTTTATGGGTCGAAAGATCATCCCAAGCATCATTGCGGCATTTAAGTTGCAGGGATTTGATTACACCAAAGAAGGAATCAGTTACTCATACCTATTGGCATTTGCTGGCAATATCTTTGAAATTGGCGATGATCTCAGTGTGACCCAATCTGAAGATGGCCTGTATGGGGTCGGCTCAGGCAGTGCCTACGCGCTTGGCGCATTGGCGGGGCTGGTGCCGAATGTCGGCAGGGCTGAAATCCTCAAGGCACTTGCCATTGCCGCTAAATATGACATTAACACCGCCAAACCTTTTCAAATTGAGGTTCAGCGAGTCTAAGCGTTGCACTGTTCAAGTGTGTGTAGTATGGGCGCACCTACTTTGAACGGAAAGGAAAACTATGTTTTGGTTAGGCTTAGTGTGTGGATTCATAGGCATCATTTGCCTTTATGCAATCATCATTGCAGCTTTTGAGATCGGTGAAGGCCGATGAACTTTGAAAAGCAAGCGCGCGAACCATTATTTTCAATTCATAATCATTCAGATGGCAGTATTGCCCTTTATCTTGAAGAACAAGATGCCGTGAAGGATTTAGTCCAAGATGTTGTTGGCGCTTATGAATTAGATGATTTGGATTTACTGCGCCATTCGGCAGATCGAAGTGTGAAGTCTGAAAACTATTTTGAACACCTTGATAATGCTCGCGACAATCTAGGCGAGAACGCGCCATTGATTTGCAATATGACAGAGCAAGAAGCACTTATTTTGGCTGAAGATTTGATTCGATCAGTTAAGTTTGCCCGCATCAGCCGTGAGGCTGGCACCAATTACCCATCATTGAAGGCGGTTAAGTAACTCAATGGCTAATCCCAACGGGCGCAAAGGCGCACAATTTGAAACCGATGTTATGCGTTGGCTTCGTAGTGCTGGTGCTTTTTGTGAAAAGTTGGCGTTGGCAGGCAAGGCAGATGAAGGCGATTTAGTCGCAATCATTGGTGGCAAGCAATACATTCTTGAACTCAAGAATCGTAAAACAATAAGTTTGCCTGAATTTTGGCGTGAAGCTGAAGTTGAGGCAGAAAACTACGCAAAGGCTCGCGGTTTATCCGAGGTGCCATTGCATTACATCATTCTCAAGCGCCGAAACGCTGGGATTGAAAAAGCCTGGGTAATCCAGGACCTTCAACAATGGTTAGCAGAAAAGCATTGAACACATTTGATTTCTTTGTTGATCTACCACGATTTGTTGAAGCCAAGTGTGCAGATATTCAGGATAAGGATTTATTCTTTCCCGATAACCGCACACAAGAGGCAGAAAGACTGCACCAACTTAAAGCAATATGCACAAGTTGTATTCACGAAAAGGAGTGTTTGGAGTACGCACTAGAAAAACAAATAATCCACGGCATTTGGGGTGGCTTAACGCCAGCCGAAAGAGATGCTTTAGTTGTAAAGGATAAGGGTGTCACCTTCAAAGGTATGGCACTTGGCATTATCCAATTACATAAAAAAGGATTATCTGTCAACGAAATTGCAGGCCAATTGAACACATCGCCGAGTTATGCAAAGCGAGTTGTGAGCAAATGGTTGGCAACTGAACAAGGAGCAACACCATTACACCAACAGATAAAAAACTCATCCGAAGGCTTGCACTAATCGTTGTGGTTAGCGTAGGAACTTCACTAACAGTTCAAGCAATAATGGCACAACCTGCAGTACCTCAATCGGTTATCTACAAAGATCGGCCGCATTTGATGCAGGTGAATCCAAAGGAAGTGGCTCGCGAGCTACTGACTGCAAAGCAATTCAAGTGTTTCAATGCCCTTATGAGCAAAGAAAGCGCTTGGCAAGATAAGAAGAATCCAACCAGTACGGCCAGCGGAGTTGGTCAATTATTGGATGGAACTTACAAGAATCTTGGGATGAAGCGCAGTAAATCAACTGTTGCCCAAACCATTGCAGCACTGGCCTACATTGGCCGAAAGTATGGTTCATCAGGTCCGTGTGGGGCTTGGAATCATTTTAAGCAAAAAAACTATTACTAATGGGGGTTAGTATGAGCGTGGAAATAGAAACAGGCGTGGTGGACTTTGATGCCAACACTGCCGCTTGGTTGGAGCAGTATAAATCTGCGCAAGCCAAGATCAAAGAACTGCAAGAAGTTGCAGATGTTGCTCGCGCACACATCGAGCAAGCATTAGGCGATAATCAAGTGGGTATGTTCTTAAACCGACCTGTTGTTCGCTATTCATTTGTCGAATCAAGGCGCTTTGACACCAAACGCGCCCGTGAAATCCTGCCTTCGCAGGTTATAGAGGCTCTTGAGGTAGTATCTATCTCCCGCAGATTCTCTATTGTTAGCGAGGATTAAGAACAAATGAATTTCACGCCTTTGAACTCGCCAGCACAACAGTTAGCCGTTGAACTTGGCGGCATAATCAGTGAAGCAAGTAAGTGGTCACCACGAAGCCAACAGGTTTATATCGGACCAAGTGAAGTTGGCCAAGAGTGTGTTCGCAGGCTTGCTTACAAGTTGCTGGATTGGGATAAGGCAAATGAGTCGGGTGGCGGTTCTTGGAGCGCAAATGTCGGAACCGCCATTCACTCTTTTTTGGAGCAGATTTTCGCTGCCCTGCCTGAACGATATGAGGTTGAGCAGAAAGTAAAGATTCGCGCCAACCTTTCAGGCACCATTGACCTTTTTGACATTGAAAAAGGTTATGTGCTGGACTGGAAAACAACTTCACCTGCAGGTGTCAAAGCCAAGCGCAGTGAAGGTGCAACTAGCCAACAGATCACTCAGGTTCAGCTTTACGGTTACGGAAAAGCCCAGCAAGGTGTGCAAGTAAATAAGGTCGGTCTTGTTTTCTTGCCAACTGGCGGTTCCATTGACGATATGCACATTGAACTCTTTGATTATGACGAGCAGGCAGCACTTGATGCCCTTGCTCGCCTTGATTCGGTGTATTCATTGCTATCTACTATTGATGTTGAGGAAAATCCTGCCATGTGGCCTTTGATTCCTGCAACACCATCTCGAATGTGTATGTATTGTCCGTATTACCGACCTTTCAGCACTGATCTATCAGTTGCCTGTAATGGTGATACTGATGTGTGAGCGTGATGGTTGTGCCTGTAATATGCCGGCCAAAACAATCAATGACATCGCTAAAGAACTAGCGGAATTGACACCGCCAACAGAGTTAGAAACAAACTAACACCAAACCAAAAGAAACGGGGGAAAGCCAAATGGCTTTTTCAGCACC